GTCAAACATCCCTCCCGTGACGTGCCTGGTCCCGGGACGGCCCGTCAGCAAACAGCAGCAAACGTGCAGCTCATCTCAGCAAACTTTGGAGGCCCGATGCGGCGTGATTGCGCGGTATGCGGGCAAGCGTTCGAGGCGAAACGCCCGCAGGCGAAGTACTGCGGCGACACGTGCCGCAAGCGTGCTCAGCGTGGCGGCATCGCGCAGCAGAAACACCAGCAGGCGCCGCCGGTTTCGTCTGCCGCGCCGGCCGGTGGGCTGATCGAGACGGTGCAGGCCGCGCTCGAAGAGGCTGGCCGGTTGAACACGATCGCTGGGCAGCACGCGCTGGAGCTGGCGCGCCGGATCGTGCACGCACCCGGGATGAACACCGGTGTTGCGGCGCTGTCGAAGCAGCTGCAGGCGGTGCTCGCTGAGGCGCTCGCCGGTTCGACGGCCGTGGCGGCCGACCCGGTCGACGAACTGAAGGCGCGCCGTGACGCGAAGCGGCGGAAGGGCGCGTGATGACCGCGCCGGTGATGATCGAGCCTGCCTACGCGAACTTTCCGGCCTGGACTGAGACGCTCGGCCCCGAGGTGGCCGATCTGTGCGAGATGGCCGGGTATGTGCCCGATCCCGAGCAGCGGCTCGCCCTCGACGCGCTGTTCGCCCTCGGCCCTGATGGTTACCGCCCGGCGATGTTCGAGTTCGCCGTCGTGTGCGCCCGCCAGAACATGAAAACCGGCGCGCTCAAGATGGCGGCGCTTGGGTGGATCTACGTCATCGAGGTCGAGACGATCACGTGGTCGGCGCACGAGATGGACACGACGCGTGAGGCGTTCCGCGACCTGGTCAACTTGATCGAGAACTGCCCGCCGCTGGCGGCGCGGTTGGCCGACGGCCCGACGAACGGCATTCATCGCGGCAACGGCAACGAGATGATCGAGTTCGCGCCGTCCGAGGCTTGCCCGTTCGGCCAGCGCATCAAGTTCAAGGCCCGCACCAAGAGCGGCGGCCGAGGATTGACCGGCGACAAGGTGATCCTCGACGAGGCGTTCGCCCTCAACGATGACCACATCGGCGCGCTCATGCCGACGATGTCGACCAGGCCCGAGGCCCAGTTGGTCTACGGGTCGTCGGCGGCACGGCCCGAGTCGGACGTGTTGCGCCGCATCGTGGCCCGTGGCCGCTCGGTCGACCCGACGCCGCGCAAGAGGCTCGGCTATCTGGAGTTCTGCGCACCCGAGGACGCGTGCGAGGACGACGAGTGCCCGCACTACGTCGGCTACCCGGGCTGCGCGATGGACAAGCGCGAGTTCATCCAGATGGCGAACCCGGCCGCGGGGCGACGCATCACGTGGCAGTACCTCGAAGACGAGCGCGCCTCGATGTCGCCGGACGAGTTCGGCCGGGAACGCCTCGGCTGGCACGACAAGCCGCCGGTCGACGACGGGCCGCTGATCACGCGGGAAATGTGGGCCGAACTCGCCGACCCCGAATCGTCGCCCACCGATCCGGTCTCGTTCGGTGTCTACGTCAACAAGATGCAGACCGCGGCGGCCATCGGCGTGGCCGGGTACCGCGAGGACGGTCTCATTCACGTTGGCATCGTGCCGGCGGTGCGCGACCGGCCCGAGCTGCACACGCTGCCGGGTACCGGCTGGATTCCCGACCGCGTGAAGGAACTCGACGCGTCATGGACGCCGTGCGCCACGGTGATCGACGGCTACTCGACCGCGGCGTCGCAGCAGACGGCCATCGAGGAACGCGGCGTGGCGGTGGTGACCACCTCGGCCACGGATATGGCGAAGGCGTGCAACAACTTCTATTCGTTCGTCAAAGAAGGCAAGTTGCGGCACCAGGGCGGCCAGCTGCTCGCAACCTCGGTGACCGCGGGTAAGCCGCGCGACCTGGCCGACTCGTGGGCGTGGGATCGCCGCGACAAAAACAGCGACATCACGCAGCTGGTGGCCGTGACGCTCGCGCTGCACGGCCTGCTCGAGCACGGGCGGCCGGCGCGGTCGAAGTACGAGGATTCGGAGCTGTTCATTGTTTAGACGCAAACCCGGTTTGGGCCGCCAGGTGCTCGTGTCGCTGTTTTCGGGCAACGCGATCTCGGGCGTGCTGGTCGCCGATGTTGGCGGACGACTCATCTTGAAAGGCTGCACCGTTCACGAACCGGGTGTCGAACCGGCCTCGGCCGACGGCGAAATCGTGATCGACAAGGCAAATGTGGACTACATGCAGATTCCCTAGGAGGTGGCGGTAAGTGGCTTTCGTCGCCTCGTCGGGAACCGTTCGCGGGCTGTCGCGCCCCAACATTCCAGCGCCGCAACGCATCGCGCTGTCGCCGTGGGTGTCGATGGAGTACTACGAGATTTGGCGCCGCCAGCCCGCGGTGCGCCGCGCAGTGTCGTTCCTCGCGCGCAACATCGCCCAGCTCGGTCTACATCTGTTCGAGCGTAAGGACGATGCCGACCGCGAACGGTTGACTGACCATCCGCTCGCGCAGCTGCTGCAGCGACCGAACCCGTGGACGACGCGGTATCGGTTCCTGAACACGTTGGTTCACGATTTCGCGATTTACGACGTCGCCTACTGGTGGAAGATCCGCACACCGGGCGGCGAGAAACAACTCGTTCATCTGCCGGTGCCGCTGGTCAAGCCGGAAGGCGACAACTGGCTCACACCGGACGAGTTCGAGTTCCGAGGCACCAAGGGCACCCGCCGGATTCCCGCGAACGAGGTGCTGTATCTGCGCGGCTACGGCGGCCAGAACGACGCCGGTGTCTCGCCGCTGGAATCGCTGCGGCAGACCCTGCGCGAAGAGTGGACCGCCGGCGAGATGCGCGAGCAGATCATGCGCAACGGTGCCCGCGTCTCGGGCTATCTGGAGCGGCCGTTGGCCGCGCCCCCGTGGTCGAAAGAGGCACGCGAACGGTTCCGCACAGGGTGGCGTGCCCAGTACAGCGGCAACGGCCCCGACGCGGGCGGCACCCCGATCCTCGAGGACGGCATGGTTTTCAAGCCTGCCTCGCAGACCGCGCGCGAGCTGCAGTACATCGAGGGCCGCAAGCTGACCGACGAAGAGGTCACGCGGTCGTACTTCATCCCTCCGACGATGATCGGGTTGCTCGACAAGGCAACGTTTTCCAACATCACCGAACAGCACAAGATGCTGTATCAGGACTGCCTCGGGCCGTGGCTGTCGATGATTCAGGACGAGATCAACCTGCAGCTGGTGCCCGAGTTCGAGCCGGTCAACCCGCATCGGTTCTACGCCGAGTTCAACCTGCGCGAGAAGCTGACCGGTTCGTTCGAGGAACGCCAGGCCGCGATCACCGCGGCGGTCGGCGCGCCGACGATGACGATCAATGAAGCTCGCGCACTGGACAACCGGCCGCCAATCGACGGCGGCGATGAGCTGATCCGGCCGTTGAACGTGACGCAGAACGGTGACCACGACCCGATCCCGGCCGAGCGTGGCCCGGCCACCATCGGCGGCGGCCAGGACGACCCCGACGAGCCAGCCGACGACGACGGCGAGCAGGAGGATTGATGCTCACAAAGAACGCCACAACCAAGCTCAAGGTCGGCCCGGATGACGGCCTCGCCGAGGGCCAGTTCACCGCGTACGCGAGCGTGTTCGGCAACGTCGACAGCTACGGCGATGTTGTGGTTAAGGGCGCGTTCGTCGACGACCTCGCGCGCTGGGAGAAGTCCGGCAACCCGATCCCGGTGTTGTTCGGGCACAACATGGGTGACCCCGACTACAACATCGGCCACGTCGTCGACGCCAAGGAGGACGACACCGGCCTGTTGGTCACGGTGCAGCTGGACCTCGAGAACCCCAAGGCCAAGCAGGTTTACCGGCTGCTCAAGGGTCGGCGCATCAACCAGATGTCGTTTGCCTACGACGTGATCGAGGGCGGCCCCGCGAGCCGCCCAAAGGACGGCAGCGACCCCGAGAAGCCCGAAACCGAGCACTATTTCGAGCTGCGACAGCTCAAGCTCTACGAGGTTTCGGTCGTCACGATCGGCGCGAACCAGGAGACCGAAATCCTGGCGGTCAAGCAGGTTCCGGCGCTCGCCGAGCGGCTGATCGCCGACGCAAAAGCCGGCCGTGTGCTGTCGGCCAAGAACGAGAGTGAGCTACGTGACGCGCACGAGGCGATCGGGCGCGTTCTCGCCACCCTCGACAGCACGGATTCCGACGAGGTGAAGGCCAGCGATGACGGCCCGTCTTGCCAAGCGCCGCCGGGAGATTCGGCGGGACAGCCTCGCGAGGCCAGCCGCAAGTCGTCCGTCGACCCCTCGGCGTTGCTCAACGCGATCGAGGCGCAGCTGCGCATCGAGTTCGCCTAAACACATCAACTCCGAAGGAGATTCAACGTGAGTGCACGTTTGGCCGCCCTCAAGGACCGGGCGGACGCAGAAGCGAAGAAGGCCCGCGACATCGCGCAGCTCGCCGTCGACAACGGCCGCGAGATGACCGACGACGAGAAGGCCGACTATGACGCCTCGATGAAGGCGCTGACCGAGATCCTCGACGCGGTCAAGGCCGTCAAGGCCGACGAGGCCGTGCTCGACCAGGCCAAGGCGTTCTCCGATTCGGTCGGCGTGCCCGAGGACGGCGGCGACCTCAAGGCGCGGGTGAAGAGCCTCGGCCTGACGGTGGTCGAGTCGCCCGAGTTCAAGGCGATGCTCAAGCCGTTCGGTGGCGGCCAGATCCCGTCGAAGGCGCGCATCCAGTCCGACCCGATCAAGGTCAAGTCGCTGTTCACCGGTGCCAGCTCGACCAGCGCTGGCGCGTTCGTGGTCAACGACCGTACCGACATCGTGGAGATGCTCGGCCGCAAGCCGCTGACCATCCGCAACCTGGTGTCGAACCGGCGTACGAGCTCCGACGCTGTCGAGTTCGTGCGCGAGACCTCGCACACCAACGCTGCCGCGCCCGTGGCCGAAGCGACCTCGTCGGCGATGCCGACCGCCCCGGCCGGCACCGAGGGCGGCGCGCTGGTACTGGCGACCGGTGGTGGCTACAAGCCTGAGGGTTCGTGGGCGTTCGAGGTCGTGCAGACCAACGTCAAGACGATTGCAGAGTGGGTGCCGGTCACCCGCCGTGCTCTCGCCGACGTGGCGCAGCTGGAGGGTCTAATCAACGACGAGCTGAGCAAAGACGTCGCCGAGGCCGAAGAGGACCAGATCCTCAACGGCAACGGCAGCGGCGAGAACTTCACCGGCATCAACAACACCTCGGGTGTGCAGACGCAGGCGTGGACCACGGATTTCCTCACCACGACCCGCAAGGCGATCACCAAGGCCCGCACCGTCGGCCGGGTGAATCCGACCGCCTGGGTGTTCAACCCCGAAGATGCCGAGATGATCGACTTGCTCAAGGACGGCGAGAACCGCTACTACTACGGCGGGCCGCAGTTCATCGGGCAGCGCACCCTGTGGGGCGTGCCGGTCGTTGAGTCCGAGTCGCAGGCCCAGGGCACCGGTCTGCTCGGCGACTTCGGCAAGGCCGTGATCTGGGATCGCGAAGACACCACGGTGACGATGAGCGACAGCCACGCGGATTTCTTCGTCCGCAACCTGATCGCCATCCTCGCCGAGGAACGACTCGCGTTCGGCGTCACGCGTCCGGCCGCGTTCGTCAAGGTCCCGACCTCCGGCAGCTAAACCGCGCACGCAGGTGGTGGCCCCTGCCTCGTTGCCGGGGCCACCACCTCGCGGGGTCAACAGTCATGGCAATCAGCGGATTTCACACACCAGACGGCGAGCAACTGCCGCCGAAGACGCTCAGAGGGGGCGCAGTGAAGCTCTACAACGTGGTTATCAACGGCGTCGAGACGACGCTGCAGCTCACCGATGAGGATGCAGCTGCGCGTGGCCTGCTCGCCGCGGAGCCCGCACCCGCCACCAAGGCGAAGGCCCCGGCGAACAAGGCCAAGACGCCGGCCAACAAGGCGAATGGCTGACCAGACCGACATCGAGGCCGCCCGCGCGGCGGTGCGCGCGTACTGCGGTTGGCACGTCACCCCGGTCAACACCGACGAGGTGCTGACGCTCGACGGACCCGGCGGGCCGGTGCTGTTCATCCCGACGCTGCGGCTGCTCAGCCTGGCCGAGGTGGTCGAGGATGGCGTGTCGGTCGACGTGTCCACGGTGCGCGCCGCCGCCGACGGGCGGGTGCGGAAACGCGACGGCACCTGGTGGACCGACGAATACGGCTCGATCACCGTCAAGGTGACGCACGGCTACGACGAGGTGCCGAACTTCGATCGGGCCGTGGAGGCACTCGCCGCGTCATTCGCCGGCGCCAGGCGCAACGACCCGACCCTGGTCGAAAAGCAGGTCGATGACGTGCGTTACCGGTGGGACATGTCCAGCGGCGTCGTGGCGGCCGTCTGCGCCAGCTACGGCCTCGACATGTACCGGTTGGAGCGGCAGCCGTGAGCGAGTTCGGTGGGCAGACGGTCACGTTCGTGGCCTACGCGAACACCGGCACCCGCAAGCCGCTCGGCGGCTACCAGCAGTCCGAAACCCTCACCGCGGTGACCGGGTGTCGGCATCGTCCGCTGTCGGCGCGCGAAACCGCCGAGTACGACGTGAACGTCGCAACGATGGTGTGGAAGACGACCGCGCCACCCGAACCCGCGGTGCTGGCCGCCAGGCAGCACGGCGAGATCCGCGTCGACGGCGTCGCGTACAAGATCATCGCCGGCCCGCAGCACCACGTCGACATGGACGGACAGCCGTTCAAAGTGACCATCCTGTCGCAACGACAGACGAGCTAGGAGCTTCAATCATGGCCCGATACAAGGTCGTTTCGCCGTGCGCCTACACCATCGACGGCAAGGGCGTCCACCACAAGACCGCCGGTGCAATCGTCGAGCTGGCCGACGACGTTGCCAAGCAGCTGGGTGATTCGGTCGAGCGGATCGGCGGCGCGGCGCCGCGCGGACGCAAGCACACCACCGACAGCGGCGATGACGACGAGTAGCGCCGACATTTTCGCCGAGATCGAGCAGAAGATCCGGCGCGATGCCGAGCTGACCCTCAAGACGAAAGAGGCGGCCGAGCAGATCCGCGACGAGGTGCGCGCCGAAACCCCGGTGCGCACGGGTCGCGCCGCGGCGTCGGTGAAGGTCGAGAAGCGGCGGCCGCACAACGGGTTACCGCACTGGTGGGTCGGTTCCCGGTTGTGGTACTTCCATTTCATCGAGGACGGCACCGGGCCGGACGCGCCGGGATCGAAGTCGCCGTTCGGGCCGGACACACCGACGCCTGAGTTCGCGCCGTTCGGCAAGGTGGCGCATCGGCACGGCGGCACCGTCGACGGTGTGGAGGTTGATGGATGACCGCGCACACCGAGACACCCGACGATGTTGAAGAGGCGCTCGTCGCCTACCTCGGCGGGCTGCGTGACACAGCGATCTCCCGTCGCCCCGGCGACCCGCTGCCGTTCACTCTGGTACGCCACATCGGCGGCGACGAGAACGCCGACCTCGGGTTCGCCGACCCGCTCGTGTCGATCCGCACCCTGTGCGACAAGGCGCTCGGTGAAGAGGCCGCCCGCGACGCGGCCGCCGAAACACACTCGTGGATGCTGCATCTGGCGCACCACCAGGACGACATCGACATCAGCGGCGGCCGGATCGTGAACTTTGACTACGTGACCGTGGTCGAGTCGCCGCGCTGGACACAGTTCGACGACGACCAAGTTCTCTGCAAGATCGCCCGATACGGAATCGGGCTGTCCTACACCCGCAAATAGTCAGCCGACCATTCCCCGTCGCGGTCGCCGAGGGCCGCGGCGCGCGGCCGCGTGCGCCGCATTCCCGCCGGAATCCTTTCCGGCAGTTCAGTATCCGCGAAAGGAACAACACTCATGGCACAACCGACCACCGGTGTCAACTTCAAGGCGTCCGGCCTCGGGATCTTCGACACCCTGCGGATTCGCCGCGGCGGCAAGTGGAACTTGCTGTGCCGCGACTACAAGGGCGCGGCTACCAACATCAGCCCGAGCAGCGATTTCGGCGCGCCGATGGCGCTCGACGGCAACTGGCGCGATGACCTGCTCGCCGTCAAGAAGAACGCCAAAGGGCAATGGGTCTACAACAACAAGCCCAACCTTGGGTTTCATCTGCTCGGCGCCGCGAACCCCGATGGGTTCGTGCAGGAGCACGACATCAACGTCGACGAGCTGGAGATCCTGCAGTCCATCGACCCGGGTCGCGTCGACCTCACCAGCCGCGCGAAGCGCGTTGTGTTCACCGGCTACGAGAACAAGCCGCTGCTGCATCGGCTCATCAACGACCTGCCGCTCGACAACATCCTCGACCTCGGTTCGGGCACCTACTTCTCGGGTGAGTCGGCCGAGATCGACTTCATCGAACGGCAGATGATCCTCATTCACGAGGACAAGGCCGGCGGCAAGCCCGAACGCGTCGCGTTCCCGGTGTCGCGGTGCGTGCGCACGAACATCGGCAACCTGACCGGCACCAAGACCGATCCGCTGTCGGCGCAGCTGACGTTCGCGCGGCTGATCGACCCGTGGTTCGTCGACGCGGATGGCGCGCCGATGATCGGCGGTGTGTGGGTGTCCGGCGAGGGCTGGGACGAAAGCGTCACCCCCGGGCTGACCTTCGTGCCGCCCGCCCCGGTCGCCACGCCGACCGGCCCGACCGCGGCCACGATCACGTTCGCCGAGGTGCTCGGCGGTGCGTCGCCGTACACCTACACCGTCGAGAAGTCGGCCAACGCGGATATGTCCTCGGCGACGGCCGCGACGGTCGGCACCACCACCGTTACCGACGGGGTGGTGACCCTCGCCCTCAGCGGCCTGACCGCGTCGACGTCGAACTACTTCCAGGTCACGGTCACCGACGCCGACGGCGACACCGCGCTGTCGATGGTTTCGAACCAGGCCACGCAGCCGGCGTCCTAACCCCGACTCCCCGGCGGGCGTTTTCGGCTGGCGCCCGCCGGGGCCACACCCCAGCAGCCGAGCACCACCAAACCCCCACAGCCGAAAGGACAGTCGAACCATGCCCGACACCGACCAGGCCACCGCCGAGGCGCAGGAACAGGCCGACACCTACGACAGCTTTGCCCGCTCGGCCACCGTCACCGCACCCAACGGCGACACGTTCACGGTGCGAAATCCCCTGTTCTTCAACGCCGATCAGCTCTCGGCGTACAACCGTCTGCACCATCGGATGAACCAGTGCGACCGGTGGCCCGACGTCGAGAAGCCCGAGCAGCGCATGAAGAGTCGCCAGCCCGACGGAACCGAGGTCGAAACGTTCGTCGGCGCCCACACCGTGCGCGGCGAGTACATCGAGCCGTACCAGGAAAACGGTGTCCTGGTCGAACCGCCGTACGAGGTGCAGGTGTGCCAGATCGTGATGGGCGACGACGTCTACACCAAGTTCGCCGCGGCCGGCGGCAGCCCGCGCGAGGTCGTCGAGCGCGTCAAGGAACTGCGCAGCGGCCTGGTGAAGCGAGCCGATGCTGACTCGAAAAGTGATGCAGGCGTTCGCGTTCTGGAGGATGGCGCCGCGGCAGATCGCGAGTGACCTGCGCCGGTTCTTCCCGGGATGCCATATTCGCGACTGGCATCAAGGCCGCATGAGCAGCTATGAGCTGCTGGAGCTGTTCGGCGTCACCGTCAACGAAGACGCCAAAACCGAAACGCGCACCATCACGGTTGATTGGCCGCCCGAGGGCGGCGCGGTGGCCGCGGTGGTGCGCGACGGTGAGCGTCCCGAGTGGCAGAAGATGCTCGCCCAGGTCGCGAACATTTCTGCGCTGTTCCGCTCCGTGAAGCTGCCCAATGCCGACACCGAGATGTACGGCGAGCAGCTGTTTTTCCCGATCAGCAAGACGCGCGAGTTCGTCGAGACACAGCGTGCCGTCGCCGAGGGCGAGCTGTTCTCGATCATCTCCGATTAGGAGGGTTGAGCCATCGCCATCCATCTGGACATCTACACCCGACTGCGCGACAGCGATATTCGCCGCGACGCCGACCGGCTGCAACGCGAATACGACCGTGCGGGCCGCTCGGCGGGTGCAGCGTTCGGTGACCAGTTCGCCGCGGGTGCTCAGCGCTCGACCCCGGCTGTCACCCGCGCTATGTCGCAGGTGGAGAGGGAAACCGACAAGGTGGCGGCTGCGCTCGGCCGCGTGAACGTCGAGCAGGCCAAGTACGACCAGCTGGTGCGGGCCGGATCGGCGAACCGGGCGCAGCTCGTCGCGCAGTATGAGAAGCTCGCCGACGCGCAGCGCCGCCACCGGTCAACGGTTCGGGATGCCGTTCGCGCGCATCATGATCTGTCGGCGGCTGCGTCGGCGGCTGTCGCGCCGGTCGGCGGGCTGCTCGGCACCATCGGGAACCTCGGCGGTTCGGCCGCCACCGGCGCGGCGAGCCTCGGTCGGCTCGGCGGCGCGATCGGCGGCGTCGCTGCCGCCGCCGCTACCGCCGTGGCGGTCGCCGGGGTGGCCGACATGCTGGTCGACGTTGGCCGTGCCGCGGTCACCGCGAGCCAATCATTGTGGCTGTTGCCCTCGGCGCTCGCCGCCGCCGGCACGGGATTCGCCGCGCTCAAGATCGGGTTTCTCGGGTTCGCCGACGCCATCAAAGAGGTTCGCGACCCCGAGAAGTTCGCCGAGGCGCTGCAATCGCTGTCGCCGAACGCGCAGCAGGCGGCGCTGTCGATCCGCGAGTTGCTGCCCGCGTTCGACGGGCTGAAGAACAGCGTGCAGGACTCGCTATTCGCCGGTGTGGCACCGCAGATCGAGGCGCTCACGCAGCAGTACCTGCCGACGTTGGAAACGATGCTGTCGAGCGTCGCCGGGGCATTCAACACGATGTTCAGCGACGCCGTCGGTGTGCTGCAGGCGAATCCCGACCTCGTCGAGAACATCTCGAACAACATCCAGGCGTCGTTCCGCAACCTCGCCCAGGCAGCAGGGCCGCTCACCGAGGCACTCACCCGACTGGTCAGCGTCGGTTCGGATTTCCTGCCCGGCATCGCCGACGCCGCCGCGAACGCGGCCACCGAGTTCGCCAACTTCATCGCCCAGGCCGCCGCGACCGGCGATCTGCAGCGTTGGATTCAAGACGGCATCACGGCCGCACAGGATCTCGGATCGGCGATCTGGGACATCGGCAAGATCATCTACGACACGTTCGGGTCGGCCAAGCCCGAAGAGTTCCGGGATTCGCTCAACAGCATCGTCGCCACGATTAACTTCGTCGGCGACAGCATCACCACCCTGCAGTCGATCTGGAACGGGTTCGCCACGGCCGCCGAGTGGGCGATCAACCGCGTCATCGACGCTGTCAACGGCCTACTCACCCCGCTGCGGGCCGCTGCGGGCATCATCAGCATGTTGCCGGGTGTCGACATCCCCACGGCGATCCCGCATGTCGACGCGCCCATCGCGGGCACGCCGGTTCCTGTGGCGGGTGCACCGGCCACGGGTCTCGGTGGATCGGCCGGCGTCGGCGGTCTCACCGCGGGCTCGGGTGCTGGTGCTGCGGCTGGTGGCGTGGCCGGTTTGGCGGGGCCGACCGGGTGGTCGCCTCGGCCGGTGCCCGCGGCGCCGAGCAGCGGCAGCGGCGGCGGGCCGAGGCTGCCCGACGCGCCGGTCGTGCCGTACGACTCGACGTTGCCGCCCGGGTTCGAGGGGATGGCGCAGGACGCCTCGACGTTCACGACGCTGTCGAGCTACTTGGATGCCCGCCACGACCTGGCCGAGAAGCAGGCCCGGTTGGAGCAGCTCGAAAAGGACAACAACGCCACCGCCGACGACGTGCAGAAGGCACGCAACGACGTCATCGAGGCCGAGCAGGATTTGCACGCGGCCGAACTGCGGCTGTATGAGGCTCGCGACAACACCTACCAGCAGATGGTGAAGTCGGGCAACAGCTACGCCTCGCAGCTCGGCGACATCGGCGCGCAGCTCGACCAGGACTTCGGTATCAGTCGGGGCTTGGCGGGGATCGCCGAGAACGTCACCAAGTTCGTCGCCAACCTCGCTGCGGCGCCGCTGCTCGGCAAGCTGAGCGCCATCAGCCAGGCGTCGCCGTCGCAGGGCGGCCACGGGCTGATGGGGGTTCTCGCCGCGCAAGGCGCTTTCGGCCCGCAATACACCGGCCTGGCCCAGCAGCAGAGCTACAGCTATGCCGCGTCGGCGCTCGGCCCGGCTGCGCTGCGTCCAGGCACCGGCTATCTCGGTGATGCGGCGCTGCTGGCGAACGTGCCGCCGGGCACCTACTCGCAGACCGGCATCGCCGATCTCACGCGAGGGATCGGGGATTGCTCGAGCGCCGTCGAGGATCTCGTCAACCTGCTCGACGGGCGGCCAACCGGTGGCCGGTCGCTGTCGACCGGCAATGCCGCCGAGTGGCTACCACAGCACGGGTTCCTGCCCGGCACAGGTGGTCCCGGTGATTTCCGCGTCGCGTTCAACAGCGACCATATGCAGGCGACGCTGCCCGGGGGCACGCCGTTCAACTGGGGCACCCCGGGCGCGGCGGCGCGTCGAGGGATCGGCGGCACCGGCGCGGATGATCCGGCGCTGACGCAGCACTACTACCGGCCCGTCGCCGCGCCTGGTGTGAGCGCCGCGCCTGGTGTGGGTGTCACACCCGACAGCGTGCTGTACTCCCCCGCCAACACCAACCCCGCGCTGACGAATCCCACCGCACCGCTGCCACCCGTGACGGGTGCGTCGGCACCGTTCATTCCCGGGCAGTACGGCGGTGTGGCCCCGGCGGCGACACCCGGTGGCGGCGGCTTCGGCCTCACCGGCGGCGGCGCGATCGGCGCAGCGATGCAGGCCGGCGGCGCGGCGTTGGATGCGATGGCACCAGGCGCCGGCCAGGCCGCCCAGACCGGCATCAAGCTGATCAACCGGGGCATCGAGTTCGGTGCGCAGGCGGTCGGTATCGGCGTCGACGGGCTGATCGAGACGCTCGTTCCGTTCGGCGGGTCGGACATGGCCGCCAACAACTGGGTGACCCGCCTCGCGGGCGCATTCGCCAGCGCCGCACCGGCATTGCCGAATCTGGCCGGTGACCAGGCAGGCCCGACCGCCGAGCAGGTCGCCGGTGCCGACCCGAACGCGACGCAGCACGGGCAGGCCGCCGGACAGCCAGCCGGCCCGGTGAGCATCACCGTCAACAACCAGCGCGCCACCGAGGACGGCACCGGCCGCGACATTGCCTACCACTGGCAGCAGGCACACACGACACCAGGGAGGGGATGAGATGGCGACCAAGCGTTACCCGGCCGGGCAGATCACCCCTCACGGCTGGTACCACATGACCAAGGGCACCAGGCCGATGATGTGGCTCGAATCATGGGACAAGACAGTCCGATTCGACCTGCTCGGTGGTTTGGCCGCGCCGTTCCACGATCCGACCGAGCCTGAATGCGTGGAGCTGGTGAGCCTCAAAGGGCTGATCGCGCCGTGGAAGCACATTCAGCAGAAAGGCGCGACGCAGGACGGCATCACGCACGTCGACGCGCTGCTCGACCCGAACGAAATCGAGCTGAACGTCAACTGCGTTGGGCGCACGCCGAATCACGCCGTCGAGGTGGCCCGGGTTCTCATCGCGTCCATCGACGCGATCAACACCGCGACGCTCAACTTCCTGACACCCGACCTCGGGCACTGGTGGACCGATATTCGGTGGCTCAACGGCGCACCGCAAGATCCGGTCAACGTTGTGGCGCAAGGCAAACCGCTGTCGCTGCGGCTGCAGGGTGACGCCGGTCTGTGGCGGTCACACGACAACGTGGCGACGTTCTCGTTCTCCTACGAGGACATGACCGACACGTTCACCGCCGACAACCGGGCAACGAAGAACCTCGGCGACATTCCGCAGTACTACACCGGCGACGGTGGCGGCTACTGCACGTCAAACGGTGACCGCATGGTCTGGGTCGACGATCCCGACGACCAGTTCGGCACGCAGTCGCGGCGCGTCATCAACGGCCCGTGGCCCGATTTCGACACCACCACCGACAACCAGGTCATCTCGCAGGTTCACGACACCGTGCAAGAGTGGTCGACGCCGGCAACGTCGACGAACATCCTCGGCGGCCGGTTGGGCCGCGACAGCAATGGCAACTGGGACGGCTCGGGTGTGTTCGTCGAGTACGGCATCGGCTATATCCGGCTGTTCTACACCATCGAGTTTGTCGAGCACACGATGCGTGCCGAGAACCTGCCGATGCTCATCGGCCCGGCGCCGGGCGAAAAGTTCACGCTGGTATGCGGGTACGACGGTGACCCGCGCATGTTCAAGGTTCTGCGCAACGGCAACGCGATCCTGACGCACAAGGAAACCGGCACCGGTTCGCCGCTCGGCCCGAACAACCGCGGCGTCGGAAACGGCATGTTCGCCGCAGCGGCACTGCTCACGCAGGCCACCCCGGCGGCCATCCGCAAAATCTCGGCCGGTGACAACGCGTCGGTGACGCAGTCGGGCTGGCTCGATCTGGTGAACATCGGCGACCAAAAGATGTACTACGACTACACCGCGTTCGGGCCGGGAACGTTCCGGTTCTACGACGGCCCCGGCGCCAGCGAGTACGTCGAGTTCGGGCCGCTGCTGCAGAACCAGATCGTGTTTATCCGCACCGACCCGCGCGTGAACACCACACTCGTGCAAGACCTTACGGTCACGCCGCCGTCGCCGCAGGATCTCAACATCTTCCAAGAGGCTGTGACGAAGCTGCTCAATGCCACCGGCGTCAACGGCACCGCGATGGAGAACCAGATCAAGTCGCTGTTCGGCATTCGCACCGCGCAGGGCAATCTCTACAAGTACCTCAGGGGCCGGTTCTCTGAGCGTGCCGCGATCCCGCCGAAACCCGCCGGGCAGCCCGCGCCGACGTACCACGTCAAGGTCGAGATCGTCGGCGGTAACGCTGATTCCAAGATCATCGCCGCTGGCACGCCGCTGCGGAGGAACCCGTTCTGATGGCTGCAGAGCAGACCGACATCGAGGTGTGGCGGTCGGCGATCCAGTCCGGCGACCCGCACCGCATCGCTGCGACCGCGCGGTGGCTCACCGAGAAGAAATCGAAGGTCGACACCGAGTTTCGGTTCACGGTGTGCGACAAGATGTGGCAGCCGATCGGCTACGTCGGCAATGACCTGATGGAAGGCTCGGGCGCGAGTCCCTGGAACGACACGCCGACGTCGCGCCTGGTGCTCAAGGGCAACAGTCCGCTGATCCCGATGTTCATGGACTGCCGCAACACGCTCGTTGGTGTGATCGTGGAAACCGCGGGTATCCGCGAGGCGTTCTACACCAAGGTCCACCGCTACCGCTACGAGAACAGCGCGTGGACGGGAACCGTTGAGCTGCGCGGCATTTGGGACATCCTGAACTACTACGTGATCTGGCCGACGTGGTGGCTGCCGATCCAGGCGCAGCCGGTCTCGCACGCGGTGTTCATGTGGGCGCTGCAGACGGTGCTCGAGAACATGGTGGCCGAGTGTGCGATCCGGTTGCAGTCGGGCTGGCTCGAATTCATCAACAACGGCCTGTCGTTGAACCCGCAGATCAAGGCGTGGCTCGGCACCGTGCTGCAGGCGATCAAACGTGACGGGCTGAGCGTCGACACGTTCACGCGGATGCTGCGCACACCGATGTACGTCAAGAGGACGAACCCGTTCCTCGACACCAGCCCGATGGCCGCCGAAACGGTGCGCATGGAAACCGTTGGGCAAGTCATCAAACGCATAACCCGCCCGTACGGTGTGACCGCGAGTGTCGACCTGTTTATGCCTGGTGACCCGCAGCCCGACCAGTGGGTGAACCTCGACCAACCAACGTATGTGTTCTCCACGCGCGACCGGTCACAGATCGAGGGTCCAACGAAAACCGTTGCCGACTCGGTGATCCGAACCGTGATCGACCTCGGCGGCTCGCTCGGCAGCATCTTCCAGCCGGTCATCAAGCAGGTGCCCGGCATGGAAGGCGTTTTCTACGCGCCCCGGGTCGGTGTCGATTTCGAACAGCCATACGCCTACGTGGTGGCACCCGAACCGGGTGAGGACTCGTCGATCATCTCGTGCGAGATCGCCGACCACACACCCGAGGGATGGCAGCACATCATCGGCGGGCGCAGCCCGAAGTGGTTGAACGACTTGCTGAATGCGACGTTCGCGTGGGCGATCGACAGCCTGATGATCGCGGTCGGGTTCACCGGTATACCGTCGGATCTGCTGGCAGGGTTCCTCAACAACGCGTTCCTCGCGTTCCAGCTGATCCAGCACTATGGGCGGCGCGACGAGGTCGGCCCATACCACCCGGCCATCGAGCGGATGCATCCGACGGCATCGGCGCCGTACAACGTCGAGACGGTATTTGCGTTCATCAACGCGCTGTTCGACTCGCAAGGCCACACCACCGCGCAGGTCACGTTCCGCAACGGCGACCAATACGCGCTCGGCCGCGACATCTTCAAGGGCAGCTTGATGAGCCTGGTGTACCTCGCCAGAACTCGGATGATCACCAACTACATCACCAATTACATGTGGCGAATCACGCCCGACGAGCGGACGGTCACCGTGCAGCTGGGCGACGGCCGCCGCGACGAACCACCTCTAGCCAAGATCCAGCGGTTCATCACCGAGTCGTTCGAGGCAATCAACGCACTCACATTGGCCCCGCAATCCTGATGGGAGACAACACTCATGGCATGGCCCATCGTTGAATACAACGGCGCACCGCACTACCTCGGCCAAGGCGATTTCCTCATCCCGGTCGACCCGTCGACGGGGATGGCGGTAATTCTGCTGCGCCAGAACGGCGGCATCGCCTCGGGCATCGTGGGCGTCGAAAAAGGCGACCCCGGTATGCCGCCGAACTTCCATCCCGACATTCCGGTCACCGAGATGGCATGGAACGACCCGACCCCGGCAGGGGGCACGTGGACCCAGATTTCACCGCCGAACGGCGACAACCCCGGCGTGTGGCAGATGAGCCTCGCGCTGCACGGGCCGCAGCCAGGCACCAGCAGCGGCGGCACCACCCCTACGCCTTCCGATTTCGGTGGCGGCACCGCCGGCCAGGTGCTCGCGGTCAACAGCGCCGCGGACGGGTTCGAGATCGTCGACCAGAAGATCCCCGAGGTGTTCTACCCGGGCGAGATCGACAACGTCGGCTCGGGCAACGTCAACGCCACACTGTGCCCGATCAACATTCCGTCGCGGCCGTGGGCGCGGCGTGTGCGGGCGCAGGGCTACACCGTGGTCACCGGCGAGGCCGCGGACGTGCGCGTCGACCTGGTGGCGCGGCTCAACAACGCTGAGAGCGGCAACATCGTCGGGCACTGCATCGGCATCGCCAGCACCGAGCGGCTGATGTTTGCGCCCGGCAAGCCGATCAACGAGGGCACCGTGTCCGGTTCGTACGACACAATCGCCGCCGGGGCGAGCGCAACGCTGTATGTGCGGCTGGAACGTAAGGCCGGGTCATCGACCTACACCGCGTCGGCGTCGTCGTCGATGTTCTCCGCGGAGGTGTGGCCGCTCTGATGACAGTCGAGATGCCCGATTGGGTGTCGAATACGCCGTCGGCGCCCATCCATCAGAAGCGGCCCGGGTCTGAGCTGGTGCGGCCGTTCACGGCCCAGCAGCTCCAGCAGCTCGGCGGTGAGCTGGTCGAGCAGTTCCTCAAGAGGGTGGTGCTCGCGTTGGCCGGCCTGTTCGTGCCTGGGCAGCTCGGCGCGGCGTTCGATCAGCTCAAGCATTGGGCTGACAACCTCGGTGACCGCATCGTCACCGACATCAACAACAACGCCGGTATCGACCTGTCCTCGTGGGATGCGTTCGTAGACAGCCTGAATGACGGCAAGGGTATTGACCTGCCGTTCATCACCGCGTTCATGTCCGGTGCGCAGGCGTTCTTCGGCGACATCGATTTCACCGCGCCCGATTTCGATCCCGAGGACGCGGCGCGCGAGTTCGTGCGCACGGTGGTACAGCCGTTCATCAACACCATCTCCCGTATCACCGCGGCGCTGCTGGGGCCGTTGCCGATCGGCCTGTTGACCGACGAGACGCTCACGCTGCTCTACGAAGGCGGGTTCGACGATCCGATCACGATCGTTGAGGGTGACGGTGTCACCCATGACGCCACCGACGGCGCGCCAGGATCGACACCGCTGGGATGCGCGCGGGTGGCCTGCGATGGCACGTACAAGATTCGCCGCACTGAGCCGCAGCGTGTGAGCAAGGGGTGGGTGCTCAAGGCTGGCGCGGATGTGAAGTACGAATCGGTTGTCGCCGCGGCCGGGGCGAACGCCGTGCGTATCGAGATCGTGCCGTACGTGGGCGAGGACAACCCGCTGTCCGCGGTGTGGATGGCGTCGGATGAATCGCCGACGGGCACGGAGCCGTGGGGTGGGCTGAACGCGTGGGGTTCCTACACGGTGCCGGAAGGTGTCACCCATGTGTCGGTGCAGTGGGTGGTCGCTGAAGAGGCCACCGGCGGTGTGGTCAAGTTCGACAATGTCTATCTGCAAGCGACGCAGAAGATCCCGCAGGGGTTCACCAAGGACCTGCCCGAGGATCTGGCGTCGCTGCTGAATTTCGTTCGCACATGGGTGGAATCAGCACTGTCGGCGTTGGGCATCACGCCCTCGGGCAACTTGCTCGACGACATTTTCGACCTGTCCGACGAGATCGAGTGGATCCGCGACCGCGCGCAGGAGGGCGTGCAGGACGCGGCTGAAGCGTTGTCGAACCTCGCGACGTTGGCGAACAACCTGCTGCACAACCCCGGCGCGGTGCTGGGGCAGATCGGTCAGGACTTGGTGGAGAACCTCGAGGACGACCTCGCTGACGCTGGGGACGCCATCGCCGACGTGTTCGACGACATCCGGAATACCTGGCGTGACATTTTCAACGCCATCACCGGTCGGTCGCAGGACACGACGACTCGTGAAGAGGCGGCCGCACAGGTCGCCGAGTTGGCGGCCACCACCGCCGCCAATGCCGCGCTGCTCGCACAGTTGCAGGCCATCGCCGACGGAGAGGGTAACGGGGGCGTCACGGGCAGTGACGACTTCGAGCGCGAGAACACGACTGACATTGGCCCGGGATGGGATCAGGCGTACTCCGCGAGCACCGCGACGGGCGGCAAGTACGTCATCGCCGATGGTCACCAGGCCGCGCTGGTGCCGGTCGGGTCTGCCACGCAGAACGGTCGGTTCACCCGATCGCTGGATCAGCCGGATGCCAGGACAGAAACCGACTTTCAGAAGGTCACGATCGTGCTGGGCACGCAGGTTGCCCAATCCAACGCGGTCGACCGTATCTATGGACGGGTCAGCGACGACGGCACGCAGTACGTGTTTGCCGAATTGGGACAGGGGAACTCGTTCCCGACGCGAATCCGCCTGGGATACAACATCGGGGCGGGTGAAGTCATCACCTACTCTGGGGAATCCTCGGTGGCTAGGTCACCCGGGCAGATTTGGGCGCTGCTGTGCGGTTCGGGCGCGAACGCCCGGGTGTTCGGGATGTCGCTGGGCGGCTCAACCATCGCGGGATGGTCCGACACGGGAAATGTGACTGGCTTGGGCGTCGGGTTCCGGCGCTGGGGCTGGGGCGGGGCGTCGGCTACGTTCTTCGGCGCGCTCAAGCTGCCATCGGCCATCACCCGCGTAACGGTCGCCGACAACACCCCGGTTCCGGTGCTGGGCACAACATTCCGCGCCTACAGGGCCAGCACGTCAGCGGTGAGTTTCACACTAGACAATGCGTCAGCTCGCCTAGAGAACGTGTTCGACACCCTCGATTACATCTCCTCCGACCTGGTATGGAATCCCGCCACCGGCACCCTGACCGTGACCAAGACAGGCACATATCTGGTGTCGGGACGCCTTGCAGCCAATGCCGACATCACGACCAGCAGCATCTTGTCGATGGAGGTGTTTGTTAACGGCGCGCGAAAAATCAGGACGGGCGACAAGCTGGTCGCGGCATCAGGTATCGGGTCAGGGTCTGGAAATGACCGCGAGGTCGCTGGCGTGGCAGGGGTGTATCTCCAAGCAGGCGACCAGGTTGCGATGTGGCTATACATCAACCAGCGCTCGGCAGGCAACAGTGTCACCTTCCCGGTCGTTGGGGACGCTGGCGGCATCAACACCTGGTTTGCAGTGACCAAGGTGGCCTGACGTGCCGTGGTCCTACCCGCCACCGAGCCTCCCTGCTCTGGAGCATCGTCCGGCGTGGTTCCCGACGCCGCAGACACCCGCGCCGGTCAATCACCGACCCGCGTGGTTCCCGTGGTATCGGGTCACCGCAACCGATTCCGGCGTCGGCGAAGACGGCGCGCTGATCGTGCCACGCCTGCTCGCCGCCGACACCGGTATCGGTACCGATGTGGCATCGCTGCCGCGCGTCGGCACACTCGGCGTCGACACCGGTCGCGGCGCTGACTCGGCGCTGATCGTGCCCGAGCTGATCGGGCTCGACTCGGGCGTCGGCATCGACGAGGCGGCGGGCATCGGGTTGCACGGCGTCGACTCGGGCGTCGGCGCCGACAGCGCGAGTTCGATGAAAGCCGGTATCGCAGTTGTTGACTCGGCGATCGGCGCCGACATGCTCGCCGAGCTCAAACCGGGTTTCATCGGCACTGATTCGGGTCTGGGCGCCGACTCGGGCACGATCGCGTTCACTCCAATGTCGCCGGTCGCGACCAGCTACACGACTGCAGGCACGTTCACCTACACGATTCCGGTGTGGTGCCGCTACATCGACATCGTGCTCTGCGGCGCGGGCGCTGGCGGTTCCGGCGGTGCTGGCGGGTTCGGTGCCGGCTCGGGCGGCAACGGCGGCGCATGGGCGTCCTGGACCATCGAACGTGGTGTGCATATCCCCTGGACTGCAACGACGATCACCATCGTCGTCGGTGCTGGTGGAGGGGGCGGCTCGGGCGGTGTGCTCGGCTCCGATGGGTCGCCCGGCCAGCAGACGACAGCTTCTGTGACTGGCTGGAACCTGGCCGCGGCAGGCGGCACCACCGGAGGGTTCGGGTCTGGGCAGGGTGGCAAGTCACCCGGAAATCACAGCTTCAACGGCTCGACGTACATCGGTGGCACCGGCGACAGTGCCCCACCCGGGTCAGGCGGGCGCGGCGGTAACGGCGGCCTGTTCTCTGGGTCAAACGGTTCGACCGGCGCCCCCGGTGGCGCTTGGGCGCGCGCCTATCAGTAAGAGGAGAAACAGAAGTGGAGCTGTTCGTTCCCTGCCCATTGTGCGGATCTGATGTTGCGGTTCCGCTACTCAGCGAGGGCGACCATATGCGCGCCCCAGATCTGTTGCCCAACATGAACTCTCACGTCATCTCGGTTCACGAGATGGACGTGAGCGGGATGTAACGAAGAGAGGGTTTCAATGGCCACGTATGAAGCTGCCCACCGGCGCGCCTGCGCGAGCGCGATCTGCGCGCTCGGCAACCGAATCGGGCTGTATTCCAACAGCACTCGCGTCGGCACCGTGTACGCAGACACCACCTGGGGATCCGCTACCGACATCACCGAGGGCGGTGTGGATAAGGCCCAGGTGACCGGATCGACCGTGACCATCACGATCCCAGGCGGCACCGTCTCGAACGGCACCGTCATCAACGGGTACGGAGTGTTCAACGGCTCCACTCTGCTGCGCCGCGAGACACTGCCCGCGTCGATCGCCGTCAACGACGGTTCCCAGGAGCTCAAGGTCGACGTGACACCGCGATTCAAGTATCGGGGCGAATGATGGACCGTTACACCGTGTTCGGCATCGAGAAGCCGTTTCCGTGGGTCGGTGTCGCCCTCGGCGCCGGTCTGCTCGGCGGCATCGTGTTAAGCGTGCTGCTGTCGTGGGGATTCGCGACCGGCACGCTGCCGCTCGTCGAGCGGATCATCGACGACCGGCCCGACTTCTGAACCTGTTCAGTCGGCGCTGATCCCGAGTTCGGCCATCAGTTTGTCTACTGAGACGGTGACCCCGCTGCGCTCGTGCACACTCAGCCGGTCCCGCAGATCCTCGAGTTCCTCCTGCAGGGCTTCGTACCGCTCCACCGAGATCAGCACGGCGGCCGGTGTGGAGTGATTCATCAGAACAACGTCAGTGTCTTCGCTCTGGCGCACGAGCTCGGACAACTTAGCCTTAGCCTTGCTGATTGGGACGAGAACGCTCATCGCTTGTAGACCTCTCTGCGGTGGCCAACGCGGGTGACGTTGACGATGTGAAGTCCGTCGTCGATCACGTAGACGACGCGGAAGTTGCCGACGCGAATCCGGTACGCGTCGGTGGTGCCGGACAGCTTCGTGCAGCCGTGCGGGCGGGGCTCGTCAGCAAGCGCGGTGATCGCGACCATGACGCGCTTCTGCTCGCCGCGCTGCAACCGCTGGATCTGCTTCGCGGCGCTGGTCTCGATCTCAACCCGGTAGCTCGACATACCGAAATAGTACCAGAAACTTGGACCATACTTTAACACCATAAACATGGATCTAGTTTTCCGGTTCCCGATATAACCCAACCCCGCCACCTGAGTTGCGCGGGGTTTTTCTATGCCCGAAAGGACAGCCCGTGACCGAAAAGCTGCTGCCGTACGACCGCAGCATCGTCCCGCAGGAAACCGGCTATTGGTGCGGCCCCGCGGCGACGCAAGTGGTGCTCAACTCGCGCGGCATCATCAAGGCCGAATCCGACCTCGCGCGCCAGATCGGCACCACCACCCGCGGCACCGACTACGTCGGCCTGATCGAGCGGGTACTCGATGCGATCGTGCCCGACGCCCGCTACACCTCGGTGTACATCGAGAACGACCCGCCGACCGCGGCGCAGAAAGAAACCCTGTGGCGCAACCTCGTTGCGTCGATCAACGCCGGGTACGGCGTCGTCATGAACTGGGTTGCGCCGCCGAGCAACAAGCCGCGCGGCGTCAAAGGCAGCGCGTCGCCCGCCTACTCGGGCGGCACCACGTACCACTACGTGGCGGCGATGGGCTACGACGACAACCCGGCCGCCCGGGCGGTGTGGATCGCCGACAGCGGATTCCGGCCGTTCGGCTACTGGGTGAGCTTCGACCAGTGCGCCACGCTGATCCCGCCCAAAGGCTACTGCTACGCCGCTGCCGCGCCCGCCGCCCCGGCGCCCCCAGCACCCGCCCCGCCCGCCGCCGTCGACCTCGTCGCGATCCTCGCCCAGGCGATGAGCCCTACCACGGTGTCGCGCGACACGCTGGCCGCGTACCTGCCGCACTTCGCCGAGGCAATGCGCGCCGCCGACATCACCACGGTGCGCCGCGCCGCCGCCTGGTGCAGCCAGATCGGCCACGAAAGCGCCGGCCTGCGCTACATGGCCGAGATCCAGACCGACGGCCCCGGCTGGACCGAGGACCGCAAGCGCTACCGCGGCCGCGGCCCGATCCAGCTGACCTGGTCGTCGAACTACCGCAAGTTCGGGCAGTGGTGCGCCGCACGCGGATACATCACCGACCCAGAGCTGTTCGTCAACCAACCAGAACTCGTCGAGCAGCCGAGATGGGGTTTCCTCGCCGCGTCGTGGTACTGGCTTTTCGGCGGGCCGAAACCCGGCCAGATCAACGCCTACGCCGACACAGGCGACATCCTCGCCGTCTCGCGCTGCGTCAACGGCTGGATCGAGGGCCGAAACCCCGTCGGCTGGCCCGACCGCCAGGAGCGCTGGAACCGCTGCCTCGCGTTGGGTGACCAACTGCTCACACTCACGACCTCAACCACCCCAACCGATCCCATCGAGGAGTTACTGATGTCCAACCTCCGCGTCCCGTCGATGTCGATCTACGCCACACCGGGCGAGCCGGACGTGCCGATCATCGACATGATCCGCGCGCTCGACGCGCACGGCGACCACGAGAGCTACGTCGAACGACAGGCACTACTCGGCGACACCGACGCAATCGCCCGCATCGTGCGCACCGCCGCCGGAAAGGGCAAGTACGGCAACGCCCAAGGCCCGGTCAACCAGGCCAAAGACGCACTCAAACAGATCGAGGCCGTCAACCCGGCGGCGCTCAAACAGTTCCTCGACAACCAGAAAGGCAGCGTTGCATGAACTCGAAGATCGCGCAGACCATCTACGTCGGCGGCAGCATAATCAGCGGCATCGTCGGCATTGCCCTGATCTGGGGCGGCATCGACGCCGGCACCGCCGACAGCATCAACCAGATCATCGGCGGCATAGGCGTTCTGCTCGGCGGCAGCGGCGCCTCGACCACCGCGGCGGTACGCATCACGAAGCAGGTCAAGGGCGGCCTGTTCGATAAGGCTGCGCCCGCCGACGCCGCGATCACGGCCATCGAGCAGACGGTGCAGGCCGCTACCGATGCCAGCGCCGAGGTGGAGCGCGTCAAGCAGGTTGCGTCCGATGCGCTCGGCGCAGTGGTCGACTCGGCGCAGTCCAACCTTGGCCCGCTGGCGCAGCAGGCCGTCGAGCGTGTGCGGCTGCTCGGATGATCGATGCGCTACGGGCGGCCGCCGAGGTCTACAACCCCGACGACACCATCGACCTTCTCGGCCTGTTCATCATCGGCCTGCCCGGGTCGTTGCCCGCGATCGCCGCGTTGTGGGTCACCGTTCGCGGGCAACGCAAGGGGCGCGAACGGGCGCGACGGCTCGACGCCAAAACCGAAGAGATCCACGAGCACGTCGTGAACACACACGACACCAACATGCGCGCGGACCTCGACGCGCTGCGCGACCTGGTCGCGAACGGGTTCAAGCGGATCGAGCGCGATATCGGCGGCATCCGCGAGGAACTCCGCACCGAGCGCAAGGAACGCATCGCCGGGGACGAACGGAACTGCACCTGCTGCCGGTAACCTCGCGGGTGACTGGCAACTGACAAAAGCCGCCCCCAGCTGGATTCCAGCTGGGGGCGGCTTTTGTCGTTCGTTACTGCTTGACGAGCTGCGAGATGCGACCGGGCGTCACGTCGAGCGCACCGGCAGCGTCACGTACCGACCAGCCGTCGGCGATGAGCTTCTTAGCCACCGCGGCGGTTTGCCGCACCACCTGGCACTCTTTGTCGCGCAGGGCAACCCGCTGCCGTGCCACCTCAAACGCGTCGATGATGAGCTGGTTCGTCGACTTCGGATCGAGCTGGAACTCGATGCCGACGTCGGCGTCGTCGTCGAGGTCGGCCGACAAGATGACCGCGTCGGTGAGTTCCTCGCGCAGGCGTGAGAGTGTGCGTGCGTATGCGTGAGCACCGGGCAGCCCGGGCACCTCGGCTAGCCACATGTCACCCTCACGGGTGACGGTCGCGGTGTAGTTCATCCGAGTAACCACCCTCCCCTTCTAGTGCGCACTGCCCTGATGTGACCGCGATACGCTCAACGCGCGCCGCCCCCCGCATACTCTCCAGCGGGGGGCGGTTTCGTGCGTTTAGCCGCGAGCGACCCGCTTCCACGGGCTACACCACATGGTTGTGAAGAACTCCCCAGCCTCAACGTGAACGGTCGCCGTTTCGCCCGGCTTCACGCGGCCGCGGGCAAGTTCGTTGGCGAGGCTGACCTGCGGACTGGATTTTCGTATCCACAAACATTGGCCGTCGCTGGCATTGTCCTCCGTTGTCTGCCAGACGCCAGCTCCCATGTCGCAGGTCAGGCACCCGACCTCGTAGGTTCCGTCCTCGGTGATGATCTGCTCGACGGGTGCGCGCGGGATCAACGCCGCCACACATCCTCCGGCGAGCACCAGCGGGGCGGCAATGACAGCGAGACGTCGCCATTTGCGACTCGGCTCACTCATGTCGGGGGAGTGTAACCGACTGGTCAGCGTCGTTTGCGCAATGTGTGCTGCACGGCGAACGCCGCCCAAATCAGCGTCCACATGCCGCCCCACATCAGCCACAGCACACCGAACGTGGACACATCGCCCTCGGGATCACCGGCCGTCGCCAACAACGGCAGCCCGAACAGCAGCGTCCCGACGAGCGAGAAGAACGCCAGCAGCGCGAACCCGTAATTCACGGTGAACCGCCGCTCGCCGCCCGGGGCCGCGAGCGGCGGCGCAGCCTGGTGCCCGGTCCAACGCTGACCATCCCAATAACGTTGCCCGCCGTGGCCGGCCGGATCGGGGTACCAGCCTGGCGGCGGTAGCGGTGCGAGTGCCATGCCGCCGGATATTAACGCACCTGTGGCGCGGTGTTAGCTCGCTGCGGACAGTGGCGGTCGGCCTTGCTCGCGGAGTGGCCGCAACGCCCGCCACGGGTCGAGCGAGGTGATCGCATCGTGCAGCCGACCCTCGGGCACCTTGGTGTAGATCTGCGTCGTCGCGATGGACTTATGACGTAGCAGCTCTTGGACGACGCGAATGTCCGTGCCGTTGTCGAGCAGTGTGGTCGCGTACCAGTGGCGCAGGCAGTGCGGCGTGCCGCGCACCCCGGCTCGCTTCATCGTGCGGCCGATGATGTCGGACACCGATTTCGACAGGATGTGCTCGCCCTCGTGGCCCCGCATCGGGAACCAGTACCCGGCGGCGGGCATCTCCGAGGCCATCTCGATCAGCAGTGGATGCAGCGGCACCGAGCGCAGCCGTTTGCCCTTGCCCTTGACCCACAGCACGCGGGCCGACATGTCGATGTCCTCGCCACGGATCTTGGCGATCTCATGGACGCGCAGACCGGCGAGCAAGGCGAGCAGGATCATGCGCCGCGTCGACGTCCACATACGGGTCTGCAGCAAAGCCACCACATCGGCGTCGCTGACCGGTCGCGGCTGGCGATCGGGCAACCGGGGAGCCCCGACTTTCACCATCGGGTTGTCCTCGCGCCGGTCGGTGAGCTGCAGCCACTTGAACCAGGCAGACAGGTAGCTGGTGTAGGTGCACGCTGTGGAGTCCGACCAGTCTTCGTGGTCGGCGATCCAGCGCACGAGGTCGGTGGCGCGGATCTTCATGGGCTGTACGCCCGTCTCAGCGTGCAGCAGGTGGATGACGCGCAGGCGCTCGTCGATGGTTCGGCGCGAGAGTCGTTGAGCTGTTTGCCAGATTTCCCAATCGTCCAGTCCGAGCGTCGCCATTGAGGAGTTGTTCACATCGCGAAATTTTGCGGTTTCGAAACCGTCAATTTCGAGATTCGATGTGGATCTGTAGCCCCACCGTGCTCGCTCCGTGGCCATCTCGGTCAGGCCGCCGAGTCGCGGGTGTCGGCGATCCTACGGACGGGAAAGGGACGTACTACGGTCTGGTAATCCGCAGGTCGCTGGTTCGAGCCCAGCTGGGGGCACCATCCGTCGGGGTTGAACATCGGCCCCTGGCCGGTGAACAGCCAGTCGCGGCTGAGGCCGGTCGCGGCCGCGATCTGGTCAACCTCGGCTACATCGAGGACTTGGGCACCGCGGACTCGCTTCGAGAAAGCGCTCGGCGCCATGCCGACAGCCTTTGCTACGTCCTTGCTCTTGGCCCCAGTGGCACTGAGGCCGATGCGCAGTCGGCTCGCTACTTCCTGGTGGAAGTCAGCCCCGGAGGGGTTGAGTTCGATAACCGTAGTGCTCATGGGTGAATACGTTACCCGCTCACTGAATATGCGCAAGATATAGCGCTGAAATTTCCCTCACAGAAACACGCGGCGCTCAAGATGCTTGACCAGATGCGCTCTGCGCCCTATGAATTTCTCTGTGAGAAATTTGATGTCGCAGAGAGAACCGAGCGGCGACAGTGTCGCAACTGCCATCCGCATCGGCCTCGCCCGCACAAACAAGACCCAAACCGCACTCGCGCGCCACCTCAAACTCTCCCAGCCATCCGTCCACCGACGCATGTCCGGCAAGGTGCCTTGGCGCATCCACGAGCTGGCCGCCGCCGCCGAGTTCCTCGGCATCACCGTGCCGGATCTGCTCGATGAGGAAAAGGCCACCGCATGATGCCGATGACCGCCGCCGAGATCATCGACCGCGACGCCGAGATCGTGGAGCACTCCAAGCGACTCGGCGATCGCACAGCCGCGCTGCTCGATCGCTACCTGCGCCACGCCGACAACGCCGATCACCTCGCGCAGATCGAGAACCTCGCCGGCCTGCTGCGCAGCGCGCTCGCCTACAACCTCGCACTCGCCACCGAGATCGCCCACTACTGCCGCGAGATGCGCCAGGCCCGCGCCGAGCGCGACGAACTGCTCGATGGCCTCGCCGAGGGCATCGCCGAGGCGTGCGGGGCCACGCTGTGACCGGCCTCGTCACGGCGCTGCTGCTGGTGCAAGTGCTAACGCTGCTCGTGCAGTTGAGCCATGCCGGGGCGACGCAGCGCGTTCTCTCTCTGCTGATCGCGGCATCGAGGCGAGTCCGATGATCGCCGAGGTTCTCCGCGGCGCCGCGGACATCCTCAATGCGGCCGCACGCGCATACGACGAGCAGCGCACCGGGTTCTCGGAACGCGAGGCCGGCGACTGGCTCGACGCTGCGGGCATCACCGACGCCGGACTGCCTGACGAGTTCATCGACCTCGACGAGCTCGCACTGCCGCGCTCGACGGCGCCGCAGTGCGAGCACCCGCCCGTCGACTGCACCGCCGAGTGCCCGGGCGTGCGCGCCCGCTCAACGGTCGCGCGGATCCTCGTCACGCTCGGCACGACGCTCGTCGCGTTGGCGCTCGTGCTGGCGCTCACCTTCGGGGCGGTGCTCGCATGATGACGCTTGTCGACCGGTTCAACTCGTCGATGAACGAGGCGATTCACGTCGTGCTCGCCGAGGTCGGCGCCCTCGTCGACGCGTTCCTCGAACCGATCAGCCGTAAGGCGACGGCGAACGCGCTGGGCCGCAACGGGTTCAGCTACGACTACGCCGCGAACGCCGCTGCCGCCGCCCTCGCCGAGGCCGAGGCGGAAACCGAGGTGTCGGAACCGGATCCGTACCGGCTGCCGATCACCATTCGCGAGTACGTGCCCGCCGCCGAGGTCCGCCTCGACGACCTGGCCGCGCGCATTCTCGCCGTCCCTTGCAACCACGACCTGAGTCACACGCTGGCTCTGAACATCGCGGGCTCGCTGCTCGATGAGTTCCGCATCGCAAAGAAGTAACCCCGCGCCGCTGGCACGGCGCGGGGTTCACCACCCAACAACACCACGAGAGAGGTTCATTGTGAGCACCAACAGCGTACCCAACCGGATCCGCCCGATCTGGACACCCGACGACGCCCGCGCCGCCGCCGAGGAGGCGCGCAAGCACGAACCGGTGCGGCTGCGCGACTGGGCATGGGCGCCCGCGCTGATCACGCTGGGGATCCTCGGTGTCGGTCTGCTGACCGGCTGCACCCGCACCGCCGAGGGCACGCCGGTGGTCGCCAGCGAGCCGACGACCTCGACCGCCGCCGCCCCGACGTTGAGCGAGCAGGAGATGACCGACCGGGCGTTCATCGCGACGCTCGATGGGCAGGGCATCACCTACACCAGTCGCGAGGATGCGATCGCGGGCGGGCACGCCGTCTGCGAACTCGTCGCCGAGGCCGACGGCAATCTCTACACCACCACGCTCGCGGTCGCGGCGGGCACCGAACTGTCGCTCGAAAACGCCGCCTACCTCGTCGGCGCCTCGACTGCCGCCTACTGCCCCGAGTACCTCGACGACATGGAGGGCGGCAACTGATGGCGCGGCGATCAAACCTATTCCGGCGCAACGGTGTCGGCACAGAGGACACCCTCGGCGTAGTGCACAGCGCGACCGTGGTCCCGCGCCGCAGCGAGATTTTCGGCGACACCTATCAACCGGTCTGCTCGTGCGGATACCGGGGCGGGCACTTCAGCGGCGAACCCCGCGCAATGGCTGCCGCCGAGGAACACGAGGACCGGGCAGCCGGACGGCGGGTGACGGTCAAGTGAGCATCACGATCACTCGCCACGCCGGTCCGCTCGACCTCGGGCGGATCCGCGCGATCGACGATCGCGGCACTATCGCAATGGCGCTCGAGGTGAACGCAACCACGTTCGGCGGCGAGCGGTACTGGCAGCTGGCGGTTATCCGCACTGCGCCAGGTCTGCCCGAACCGGTGGTATATCCGCGCGTCGAGAACGAGCACGACGCCGTGACGTGGCTGCGCTACCTCGCCGAGCTGGTGACCCGCGCCGAGCGCGCCGAGGCGGTGACCCGATGAACCGCCGCCGCAAGGGTCGCCACTGGCAGGACGGAAACCGCCCGAGCATCTACGCGATTCGGCACCGGCTGCACAACGAACTACGCCCCACCGGGCGGTTCCTGTGCGGCGCTGAGATCCACGAGCGCAAGGGCGTCGAGTACCTCGTGTTCAAAAACCTCACGATCACGACGCCCGGGCCGGACGGCGCCGAGACCACGATCGGGTCGCTGGTGATCCCGACGCCCGAGGCCGCGACGCAGGTACCGGCGATCGGCGGTGCACAGTGACCGAGCCGACACGCCGCCCGCTGTGCCCGGTGTGCTGGCAGCCGGTCGCGCCGACGACCAAGGCGAACATCGCGCGGCACTTCGACGCGATCCGCGCCGACGTGTGCCCCGGATCCGGCGAGCCCTACCGGATCACGATCGAACGCCGCCCCGAGTTTGTGGGAGTGCTGTCGTGACCGCCGTGCGCTGCCGAAGGTGCGGCAAGTTCTGGGCGTTCACCGGCAACCCAGACCTGTTCGAGGTCATCAGCCGGTACTGCCCGCTGTGCATACCGTTCGCCCCTCACGCGCGAGGTGCAGCGTGAAACCCACTGAGACAACCGAATTGGACGACTGGCGCACCGACGAATGGTGGCTCGTCCCAGACCGAAACGAGACGGAGAAAGGCATCGGCGTGATGAGTTATGAATTTGAGACCGACGAGTGGCGCCGCGCCACGCACACCATGAGCGAGACCGAGCGCGCCGCCGCCAGCGACGCGCACCGTCGCAGCCTCGGCATGGTCGGTGACCGCGACGACGCGCGCGACGAGATCGGCTCTCGCCGATGAGCAGCGTTCCGCAACAGGACGGTATGCACCGGTTCGTCGCCGAGGACGACTACCACGCCGACCGGGGCTCGCTGTCGGTGTCCGGCGCGAAACTTCTGCTGCCGCCGTCGTGTCCCGCGAAATTCCGTTGGGAGCAGGACAACACGCGCAAGCCGAAAAAGGTCTGGGATTTCGGGCACGTCGCGCACAAGCTGGTGCTCGGCAAGGGCGCCGAGTTCGAGGTGCTCGATCCCTCGGTGCACGGTCTCAAGGCCGACGGCACGCCGTCGGAGAAACCGACCGCCACGGCGAACTGGCGCAAGGCCGAGGACAAGGCCCGCAAGCAGGGCAAGGTACCGGTTCACGTCGACCTGTTCACCAAGGCTTACGACATGGCCGAGCGGGTGCGCCAGCACCCGACGGCAGGACCGATATTCGCGAACCCCGACGGGTGCGCCGAGGTGGCGCTGTACTACACCGATCCCGAGACCGGTGTTCGGTTGCGCGGGCGGATCGACTGGCTCACAGACGATATCGACGACTACAAGACCTCGACGACGGCGAACCCCGCCGAGCTCAAGACCAAGTTCTACAAGCTCGGCTATTTCATGCAGGCCGCGTGGTACATCGACCTCCTGGTCGCCCTCGGATTCGCCGAGAACCCGCGATTCCGGTTCATCGTGCAGGAAAAAGAACCGCCCTACGTGGTGACGCCGATCGAATACGACGACGACGCGATCGACGAGGGGCGGCGCCGCAACCGCCAGGCGATCCGGCTCTATGCCGAGTGCATGGAAACCGGGCGCTGGCCTGGCTACAGCGACGACGTTGTGACCCTCAGCCTGCCCGCGTGGGGCACTCGCGAGGCCGCTGCTGCGGCAGCCGAGGCCGACCAGGACGCCGCCGACGAACTCATTGCCGAACTTGAAGGGATGTTTCAGTGAGCAGCACTGACGTTGTGAAGCAGTCACCCAAGCAGAAGACACTCGCCAAGCTCATCAACGATATGCGGCCCGAGCTGGCTAAGGCGCTGCCCAAGCACATCACGCCCGAGCGCATGGCGCGCATCGCGGTGACGGTCGTGCGGCAGACCCCGGCGCTGGCGAATTGCTCGCCCGAATCGTTCCTCGGCGCGCTGCTCACAGCGAGCCAGCTGGGGCTAGAACCCGGGCCGACCGGCGAGGCGTATTTCGTGCCGTACAAGCAGGTCTGCCAGTTCATTCCGGGCTATCGCGGTCTGATCAAGCTCGCCCGCAACTCGGGGCAGGTCAAAGACATTTACGCCGAGGTCATCTACGAGAACGACAAGTTCGAGTACACGCTCGGTTTGAACCGCACCATCGCCGAGCACACCCCGCCGCCGCTGGGGCAGGATCGCGGCAAGCCGATCGGCGCTTATGCCGCTGCCGAACTCGCCACGGGCGCGAAACCGTTCGTCGTGATGACCCTCGCAGAGATCGAGTCGATCCGGTCGCGGTCGATGGCTGTCAATAACGGTCCGTGGGTGACCGATTGGGCCGAGATGGCGAAGAAGACGACGATTCGGCGGCTGGCTAAGTGGCTGCCGTTGAGCGCTGAGTTCGCCGCTGCCGCCGCGATGGATAGTTCGGTGCGTACCGACGTCGGTCCGCTGGAGTCGGCGAATATCGAGTTCGTCGACGGCGAGGTGCTCGACGACGACGCTGAGGCACCGGCTGATGCGCCGCCGCCCGAGCCGGACGACGCCGCGCAGCAGATGGCGAGCAAGGAACAGCTGAAACGCATCGCCGAGATCCAGCGGGCCGAGAAGTACACCGACGCCGAGTGGTTCGCGTTCCTCGCCGAGTCGGCGGGCGTGCAGGCGACCCGCGCCGCCGACCTCACGTTCGACGAGGCGCAGCGCGTGCTCGCGATTTTCGATGGGCCGGACGCATGAGCGCCCCGGACCGCGCGGCGGTCGTCGAGCTGGTGACGAACGCGATCGGCTACGGCGTCATGATGGCGACCGAGGGCTGCGACAAGCTGCGCGAGCGCCTACAGTCCGCGCCGCCGAATACGTCTCTCGCCGACGTCGTGCGCGCCGAGGCCGAGCAGTTCGTGAACATCCGCGCGGATCTCGTCGCGGCGCTCGGCGGTGACGCATGACGCGCCCGCCGAGCTACCACTACGCCGCCGCCGACGCGCTGCTCGCCGAACTGGCTGAGACGAAACCCGAGTCGTTCAAGTTCCCGTTCGTGCAGGCCAAGGTGCAGCGGGCGCAGATTCACGCGCTGCTCGCTAACTCGCCCTGGTATCCGGGCGTCGAGGTCGACGCCCGGGTGGTCGACGACGACGAGGCCGCGCCGCTGCTCGACTGCCGCGAGTGCGGTTACCCATTCAACAAGTGCGCGCAGCTATGGACCGGGCAGCGCAAGTGCTGCCCCGACTGCGACCACCGACCGCCTGCCGAAACCCGCACCGCCAAGGGGGATTACCTGTGAGCATCACCGTCGCGACAACCAAGCTGATCGAGATTCTGACCGACTCGCTGGCGACGGCGTGCAACTCGGTCGGCGGTGTGCACGTCACCACGAGTCGCACCCCGTGGGGTGAGGAACCCGGCGACGTCGACGTGATCGTGGCGACCTCGACTACGAAATACGTTGTGGGGCATACATGGATCCCCGCTGACGGGCGACTCACGCCGTCTGTGTGGCCGATCGAGTCGGTGTCCAACGTGCTCGCGATCTGCAAGTCGCTCGCCAAGGCGCGAGGCAAGGAGCACACCGTCGACATTCACATGACGACCGCCGAGCGCACCGAGGACAACCGCGACGACGATCACCCCGGCTGGACGATCACGCTGCGTGAAACCCCGGCGCTGTTCGACTCGGACACCGAGTTTCAGTTTCACGCGCACCCCGAGGCTAAGTTCCCGATCCGGGGCGTGCTGCACATGATGCGCGGGCAGATCCCGGCGAGCGACGACGAACCGGTCGCGCTCACGCCGTGGTCGCCGGGTGTGCTCGGGCCGCTGGTGACCGTGGCGAAACGCCGCAACATGCAGATCCGCATGTTCCGCACCGAGTCGCGCGGAATGCACATCGTGCAGATCGGTGACACGTGGATCGGGGCGGCGATGCCGAGCAAGCCGCTGCCGGGTGAGCCGACCAACCGGCCCGGTGTCGAGCCGGTGCTGACCCACGAGCACGACCTCGAATCGACGCTGCGCGAAATGCGCGACGCCGGTATCCGCGTGACGGTCAACGATCCGCAGGGCGAGATCGGCAAGGCAGTCGGCGAGGTCGCCGGTCAAATGGAGCTCGACTGGGATGCGCAGCTGCGCAAGGCGATCGAGCTCGTCGTCGAGTCGCAGATGGGCTCGGCGTCCATGCTGCAATACAAGCTCGACGTCGGGTTCGCCCGTGCGCAACGGCTGCTCGACGAGATGGAGGCGCTCGGCATCGTCGGCGAGGCGCAGGGCAGCATGGCCCGCCCGGTCTACTTCGAGGCCGACGACCTCGCAGGCGCGCTGGCTGCCCTCGACTCGGCGGTGACCGAGTGACGGCGGCGCGGCTGGGGCAGGTTCCCGAGACCGCCGACGCCGACGCCGAGCGGGTGCTCGAGCTGCTGCGGGCGCTGCGGATCGACGACGACGCGGTGCGCGTGCTGACGATCCCGGGCAACCCGTACTCGAAATCGCGCCCTCGGTTCGGCAAGGGCGGGGCGTACCACAAGACCGAGGACAAGACCGCCGAGCAGCGCACAGCGGTCTATCTGCGCGCCACGGTCCGGCGCCGGTTCACCGGAAACGTTGCCCTGGCGGCGGTGTTCTATCGCAGCTCGGCGCAACGGGTTGACGCCGACAACCTGCTGAAACACGTATGCGACGCCGGTAACGGCGTGCTGTGGGTCGACGACTGCCAGGCGACCGCGACGACCGGCGTTATCGAGCTCGACCGCGCAAACCCGCGCACCGTGATTGCTGTTGCCCCGCACGACAGCTCGATGGTTCGCGATCTGTCTCAATCGAAACCCCTTACCGGAGGACTGTTCTCGTGCTGATCTGGAAGAACCACGACCACATCGTCGGGGCGCAGACCGCGACCGGTGCGCGCGGCGCCTACAGCGTGCAGCGCTTCGGTCCTGAGTATCTGCTGCAAGCCGTCGGGCACGACGGGCTCGACTTGCTCGAATTGCCCCCGGGAGGCAAGGAGTTCGCGTCGCTCGACGCGGCGAAAACGTGGGCGGGCGAGCTCGACCGCGTGCCCTCGCGGGAATGGCAGGTGTCGGGCGCATGAGCACGATCAACGCATCCGAGGACGGCGCCGAACCCCTTGGCGAGGCGCCCGAGGTCACCAGTTCGGCAATCGGCGGGCCGCGCGCCCGCCGCCGCGCCGGATCCCTCGACGACCGCCGGGTCGAGGTGATCAACGCCGACGAGACCGTGCTGACGGTGCTCGTCTACCCCAACGGGGGCGTCCGGTTCCGCTCCAACCAACCGCGCCGGTGGGTCGCCGAGACATTGCAGGTGCTCGCCGACTCGGTGCGCGAACGGGCCGAACGCGAGGAGGGGCGGTGAGCAGAGCAGTCCTCGGCCGACAGTCCGTCAATTCTCAATCGGAGATGGCCGCGTGATGGACGCCGACGAACTCGCCGCCTGGCGCCGCAAGCGCCGCTACCACCGATCCGCCTGGGGACGGCCGCGCATGCCGATCCCGCCCGCGCTGAAACCACAACCCCGACAGGAGGAACGATGAGTGACCGCATCGAGACGACGATCGCGAACGCTATCGGGATGCGACTGCCCGCCGATGTGCGTTACGCCGTGGCGGGCAACATCCTCGACGCGCTAAAGCTGGCCCGAATCGCGCTCGTCGAGCTGCCCCAGCCCGACGGGCCCGACGACGACGGGCAGGTCCATTACGGCGACTGTGGCGATATCCGCGTCGACACAACAGCGCGCGGCACCGAGTTCCCGCTGATCTACATCGGCGATACGCCGTTTGACCCAGAGACGCTGCGCCGCGACGCCGCCGCGATGCTCGCCGCCGTCGACGAGGCCGAGAAATGAGCGAGCTGACCGCTGCGCAGCAGCTCATCACAGCCGAAATCATCGAGCACCAGTGGGCGTACGACCGCGACGGCGGCGGTCGCTGCCTCGGGCGCGAGTGCGCCGACTGGCGCGGGTTCCGCGCGGCGCACGCCGAGCACCTGGCCGTCGAGATCGACAAGGCGGTCGGCGGTCTCACGCAAGGCACGTCGGGGCGCTTGATTGCGCGCTGGCGGGCAGGAGGTGGCGCAGTGATCGAGTCGCCCGCACCCGCCCCGGTGGCGAAACCCCAGACGCGGCAGCGCAAGTCGACCACGCCGGTAACCGCTCGGTGCCGCGACTGCCCGCGCACATGGAACCTCACCGGCCGCGTGCTCAAGTTGACCGTCGACCTGCACGAGCACCAGCGCGGCCACGTCGTCGACATCGAGGAGGGCGCGCTCGATGCGTAGCCCCGAGGTCGTGCAACGCGAGCTATTGCAGTCGCGAGGGTTCGTTCCGCTGACGCTATTCGACCCGCACAACCCCGGCGACTGCTATGAGCCGACCGGTCTTGACGAGTTTCACCCCGACACCACGAGGAACCCCGATGCCTGATTGCGCGCTGTGCGGCTGCCCGCACCACGACGGCCGCTGCACCTGCACCTGCCCCGGATACGAACCACCCGAGGACGACGAAGGGCGACGAATGAACCACCCGTACTACCAAGACGATCAGGTGACGCTCTACCACGGCGACTGCCTGCACGTGCTCGCCGAGCTGCCCGATCGCAGCGTCGACGCCGTGGTTTGCGACCCGCCCTACGGGCTGGAGTTCATGGGCAAGGAGTGGGACGCGCCCTGGCGGAAAACGTCTGCGTCACATGCGCGTGCACGCGAACGCCGCGCCGCCGAGCTCGACGACCCGGTGAAGGGTAAGTACATCCGCGCAGGTGTGAACGCCTACGAGGCAGGGAAGCCGTTTCAGCAGTGGTGCGCGCAGTGGGCGGCTGAGTGCTTGCGCGTGTTGAAACCGGGCGGTCACCTGCTCGCGTTCGGCGGCTCCCGCACCTGGCACCGGCTGGCGGCGGCGATCGAGGACGCGGGCTTCGAGGTTCGCGACTCGATCGCGTGGCTGTACGGCAGCGGGTTCCCGAAGTCGCTCGACGTGTCAAAAGCGATCGACAAGGCGGCCGGCGCGGAGCGTGAAGTGGTGGGGCCGAAACGGTACCCGGACGGAAAGACCCACATAGAGGCGTGGCCTGGTGGCGAGAACGGGCATGAGGGGTGGCAGAGGCCGGGCGCGCCGAAGGGAGAAGCACGGGGGGCGCGGAACCTAACCGCCCCCGCTACGTCTGACGCTGCTAAGTGGCAGGGCTGGGGCACTGCGCTGAAACCGGCGTTCGAGCCGATCGTGGTCGCGCGTAAACCGCTGGCGGGCACCGTGGCTGCGAACGTCCTGGAGCACGGTACGGGGGCGCTGAACATCGACGCCTGCCGCATCCCCGCGGGCCAGGACTACCGCGACAAGTGCGCCAGCGTCGTCGGCCTGGACAGCAACCGCAACGGCGCGGCCTACGGCGAGTGGACGGGTGCGCGTACCGACTCGGCCCACGAAGAGGGTCGCTGGCCGACGAACGTGGTGCTCGATGACGCGCAGGCCGCCGAGCTCGACCGGCAGAGCGGGCACAGCCGCTCGCGCATCAACGCCCCTACTGATCGGACACCAGGCGTCGCGACCAACTTCGCCATGACGAAAGGCGGCACCACCGGATACGAGGACGAGGGCGGCGCGTCGCGGTTCTTTCCGGTGTTCCGGTACGAAGCGAAAGCACCCGGCGCGGAACGCCCCAGCGCGAACGGTGTTGCCCACCCGACAGTCAAACCGCTCGATCTGATGCGCTGGCTCGTGCGGCTCGTGACACCGCCGAACGGTGTGGTTCTCGACCCGTTCGCCGGATCCGGCACGACCGCCGAGGCGTGCATTCACGAGCACAAGCGCTGCATCACGATCGAGCGCGAGGCGGACTATCTGCCGCTGATCGTCGCCCGGTTGTCGAAACCAATCGAGGTCGGGTTCGACTTCGGAGACGCCGCATCATGAGCGCCCCGAGGATCCGCCTGCTGTTCAGCCCGGAGGAACTCGAACGGCGCGGGCGCTGCCGCCACTGCGGATGGCACCCACCCACGCAGGGGCACCTGCCCGACTGCCCGAACCACGAACAGGAGGACTAGTGCGTATCCGGTCGACCAAACCCGAGTTCTGGCGTAGCGCAACGATCGCCGAACTCGACTGGGACACGCGCCTCGTGCTCAAGGCGCTCGAGGCTTACGTCGACGACAACGGCGTCGGCAAGGACAACGTTGTCATCTTCTGCGCCGACGCCTTTCCCCACGACCTCGCGAAGTCTTCCGAAATCGTCGCGAAGATTTCGCGCAGTTTGGCCCGGTTGTCCGAAGCCGGTCTCATCGTGCGGTACGAGGTCGACGGCGAGCCCCTGATCTACGTTCGGCACTGGCGCAAGTGGCAATACATCGACAAACCGAAGGCTGGCCGCTATCCGCGCCCAGACGGGTCGATGAACTACCGCGATCCGGTCGACGAATCTATCGGTGCAGGTCAGAGCGTTGCGGTCTCGGAAATTCGCGAGGATTCCCCCGAAGTGCGCGAAAACTTCGCGAAGTCTTCCCCCGAAGTGCCCGAAGAGTGCCCCCAAATTCAATCAGGGGAACAGGGGAACAGGGGAACAGAGGAATCTTCTCTACTTACGTTGGTAGAGGGGGGTGTGGGGGGAGACCCGCAAAACCTTCCCGTCGCGCACAGCGCTCCGGGCGCGCCCTCGAAATCGACTCGAGGATCGCGTCTGCCCGAGGGGTGGATGCCCGACGAGGCGACGATCGCGTCGATGCGCGAGCAGTTCCCGCATGTGGATCTGCGGGCCGAGCATGAGAAGTTCGCCGACTACTGGCGCGGCGTGGCCGGCGCGAAGGGCCGCAAGGCCGACTGGACGGCCACGTGGCGGAACTGGATCCGGCGCGCAGCCGAGAACGCGCCCCGCACGCCTGCGGCTGCCGCTGCCGCCACGGGCGGGCTCGGCAAGCCGTCGCAGAAGGCCCTCGGCTGGGAGAAGGCCGGTGAGGCGCTTATCGCCGAGCTGGAGGGCCGCCGATGAACCTCAACGCGAGCCGCGAAACGGTCGAGGCGACGATGCAGGTGCTCAAGATGGCCGCCATCCTCGACGACCGCGTGAGCCAGGGCGACACCGCACGTGTCGCGGCCTGGGCTGAGCAGATCGAGCGGCACAAGCTCAACGAGTCGGATCTGCTCGACGGCTTGCAGGCGTACTACGACGCGCCGAGCGACCGCGCGATCGGCATCGGTGACCTGATCCACCACGCGCGGCAGGCGCGCCGCCAGCGCACGCAGGCCGAGGGCCTCGACGGGCTCGACCGCCGCCAGGCCGAGCTTGACGCGATCAAACCCGCGCCCGATCCGGTGGTCGCGCTGCCGGGGTTCGTCGGCGGCCAGGTCACCAACCGCACACCGCGGTTCGAGGCCGCCGAGCAGGCGCTACAGGAGTGCCACGGGCGCGAGGAATGCCGCGCCGCGCTCGTCGAGTACTTCGCCGCCAAGGCCGAGGCGCAGATTCGCGCCAGAACCGCCCGAAACGGCGTCTCGGCACCAGTGACCCTCGGATCGCCGGAAAACACGCCAGCGGCGAGCACGGCTGCGGGAACGGGCGTTTTCGCATGAGCCTCGACCGCTACCAACTCGGCGAGCTGCTCGCCGTCGGTTGGAACGACGAGATGGCCGCACGGTTCCCGAACGCCGATCACGCGACGTGCCGCCAAGAGATGCGCCACGACGGGACCGCGTGGGTGCCGTACGACCCGCCGCGCTGCCTCGGCTGGCACTGCAACCGCTGCGGCGCACCGACGAACAGCTACGGGCACCACAACTGCCCAGACCGACCCGAGCGACAGGAGAACCACCGGTGAACGCCGACAAGTCGAGCCGGACACTCACCGCCGGCCAACTCATCGCCCAACTGCTCAAGGTGCCCGCAGACACGCCCGTCGTGATGAGCCAAGAGGACGACCCGTTGGGCAACTACGGCGTTCGCAGCGTCGAGTTCACCGACATGCAGCGCGACCCGTGCTACGCCGACGGCCCGTTCGGCCGCGACTCGTGGCACCGCCCGCAGGACAGCTACCGCGACTACGACCCGCCACAGGGCGTCGTGTTCCTCGGCGCCGAACGACCCTGGCAGCCCACCATCGACGGCGAGATCGCGCTACCCGAACTCGAAAGCGGTGAGCACCGGTGAGCATGAACTTTCACCTATCCCGCGCCGAGCAGGCCAGGCTACGAGAAAAGCTCTGGTACGTGCCCGAACTCGCCGAGGATCTCGCCGTCACCATCGCCCGCCAGGCACGCATCCAAAAGCCCAACCTCGGCAAGCCGCGACGCCAGCGACCCGAGCCGTGCGTGCCGTTTCACCTCGGCGCGTCCGAGGCCGCCGAAGAGCTGCACCGCTGCCTCGCCGGATGGGTGCGGTTCGTGTGCGACGCCCGACAGGTCGACTACAACGGCACCGATGACCTCGCATCGCTGGCGCGATGGTTGCGCCGCAACGTCGTCACGCTCGCGCTCGTCGAGGGATCGGAAACGGCCTACACCGACATCGCGCACCGGATCGACGAGTGCCGCCGCCAGATCGACCTACCGCCCGAGGACGAGATCGTCATCGACCGTGCCCGACTCGAACAGGCCAACCGGCAGATCGTCACCGCCGGCCAGGCCGAGAAGATCGCGCGCAAGCTCGGCGACCTCGGCCGCCGACTCACCACACAGCGCGTTCACTCGCTCAATCGCCGCGGTCATCTGCGGCCAGTCGGCACCGATCCCGAGACCGGCACGAAGTTCTATCGACTAGGGGATATTCTGCAAGCGCATTTGAAATGCGCTCAGCGACAACGGCGTTCGTGAATTAGCCACCCCACCGGTGATACGCTGCCGCTAAGCGGCGACGTACGTCCTCCCGATTCGCACCGCCGCAGAAACGCCCCGAGGCCACCCACCCCTCGCCCGGGGCGTTTCTCATACCCAACAGCCGAACAGCCGAGGAACCGATGCCGGTCAAACACCTCCGCGTCTGCGCCCACTGCAACAAAATCCGCTACGCCGACTGCAGCATCGGATGCCGCGCCTCGGCCGCCATCGACCCACAAAGCTGGCGACCCAACCTGCAACACGGCGCAGGCACCATCACACCGCCACTGTGCGGCCCGACCTGGTGCGGTTGCGGCAACTGCACACCAACAGGACCGACGACCTACAGCAGCGAGGCACCATGAGCCACACCGCCATCCAACAGGTCGCCCAAGCACTCGCCACCGGGCTGATCCACCCCGGCGACGAAAACACCCCACCCCGAGCAATCCCACTGCCCGGGTTCCGAACCACCGGAATGAGCGAAGAGCAGGCGCGCGAGTTAGTCGGTTCCTCCGCGCAGCTCTTCGCCGAGGCCATCGTGCGCGGCGTCATCGAGGCCGACCACGAGATCCTCACCAAGGCCGAGGCCAACGAACTACGCCAGGCCGCCGCCGACGCACCCGACGGCACACGCGTCATCACCGTCTACGACCGCGCCGACCATCAACGCAGCACCCCACTGCTCACCCTCACCATCGGCAAGTCCGACGAGGTGATCGTCGACGCCGCCCTACTCCGAAAGGCGTTCACGCAGTGAGCCACATTCGCGTCACCATCGACGGCAACACCATCATGGACGGCAACCCCGGCCAATGGGCAACCAAACCACCCGCCATCGCCGACCTCGAACTGCGAGCCACCAGCGGCAACCCCGAACCGTGGGTACAGATCCTCACCACGTTCGCCCGCGCCGCCGCCGCCGGCCGAGACGCCACCATCACCGCCACCACCGACACCAACGGATGGACACTCAACGTTGAGTACGGGGCCACGCCGTAAGGCCAAAACGTCGGCCCGCGGCTACGGCGCCGCACACCAACGCCTGCGCGAGCAATACCGACCACTCGTAGCGAGCGGACGCGCAACCTGCTGGCGCTGCGGCCAACCCATCTCCCCCACCGAGGCATGGGATCTCGGACACGACGACGACGACCGCAGCCGATACCGCGGCCCCGAACACGCACGCCGATGCAACCGCGCCGCAGCCGGACGCAAAGCAGCAGCCAACCGCCGCGCCGCAGCCGAGGCCGCGCAACCGCAGACCGACCGCACCCGACGCTGGTAACCCGCCAGCAAACACCCGGCCCGAGCCAGCAAACACCCACGCCACCTGCGGCAACCCACCGCCCACCGCCCGCGAAAGTTAGCTGAAGCGACCTTTCCGCAGGTCAGCGGCCTGCACGACGTTGCAGGCCAGGGGGGAGGGGGGTCCGAATCGCCAGGGGCCGCCACCACTGACCCCGCCGCCTTGG